GTTAGTCAGATAACCGTAATGGCCTGACCTGAGATCTCTGAGTCGGACCTACCTCTGGTAGATAATCCGTCATTCGTGAGTCGAAGCGAGTAATCGTTTCACCAAAACAAGGACGGATTATGTCTACGCAAGTAACAACTGCATTTGTCAAGCAGTACATGGCAAATGTGGACTTTTTAGTCCAACAGAAGGGGAGCAGACTGCGGAATGCAGTCACGCTCAAAACCGGAGTTCGTGGAGAAGAAGTCTTCATGGACCGGGTTGGATCAACTGCACCACAGAAGGTGACTTCTCGACATGCAGACACTCCACTCATCTCCACTCCTCATGACCGCAGGCGAATCACTCCAGTGAGTTACAACTGGGGAGATTTGATTGACAATGTTGATCGTGTGAAGATGATCATTGACCCCACCAGTCCCTATGCCCAGAACGCAGCATATGCAATGGGCAGGGCAATTGATGATGAGCTTCTGGATGCAATCAGTGGAAGTGCCTATGGCGATTCCTCTGGCACTTCTGGATCTGATGCATCAACGGCAATCGCTCTTCCTGCGGCCCAAAAGGTTGCAGTCGATTTCCACACCTATGACACAGGGTCAGGAGACAAAGGTCTCACGCTTGGAAAACTGCTGAAAGCACGGGAAATCCTGGGTTCCGGAGAAGCAGACGATTATGGTCTGGATGGATCTCCAAACCTCTTCTGTGCAATCAATTCAAAGCAGATTTCCAACATGCTTGCAGACTTCTCAATGGGAGGTGCATCTGGGGTTCAGGGAATTAGTGCTGCATCAGCAGACTACAACTCTGTCCGTGCCCTGGTTGCAGGAGAAATTGATACCTTCATGGGATTCAAGTTCATCCGCACTGAGCTTCTCAACACCGATTCCAGCAGTGACCAACTGGTTGTCTGTTGGCATCGTTCAGGAGTTGGCCTGGCAGTCTTTGATGATATACGGGCAAGGATCTCTGAGCGTCCAGACAAGCGTTATTCCACGCAGGTCTACTATGAAATGACGATTGGCGCAGCACGTCTGGAGGAAGAGCGGGTTGTCGAAATCGCATGTGATCCTTCTTAACCAAGAGCCAGGAGATTAGAAATGGCAACAACTTACGGGAACAATAAGCGCAAAAGCGTTTCCTCGATCACTAGCCCCACAGAGATGGTTTCTGTGGCGCAACAAGGTGGTCGTCTAAGGGTCATGTATGACACTTATGAAGCTGACGGGAACACTGCCACTAACAACTCAGGTGCTAACGGCACTGTAATTGTTATTGGAACACTTCCAAAAGGCGCAAGAATCTGGAACATCATCGTTCAAGCTGATGCTTTGGGTTCAAGCGTGACTCTGAGTGCTGGATATGCAGCACACACAAACAGTGATTCTGGAGCATCAGTCGCACTTGATCTTGTTGCTTTCATTGCTGCAACTGCAATGAACACAGCAAAGAAGGTGCTAACCATGTCATGGGGCTTAACTGCTGCTGCCGCACAAAGTATAGACAACCTTGGATTTGAAGGTGTTGACAAGAATGGAACTGATATCGTTATTGATATTGATGCCGCTCATGCAACTGGCACCATCAAATCAGCAATTTTCTATACTTTAGACTGACGTGCGAGGTGTGGATGGCAACAGTTGCCATCCCTAGTACAACAAATTGGGTCGGTCTCTATCGGCCCTTTTTGTTGCATGGATACTTATGTCCAGAATAACCTTGGAAAAGGATGACTGATGGCTTCCGTGGTAAGCATCTGCAACATTGCACTCTCAAACCTTGGAGATGAGAAAATCGCCTCTCTCTCTGAGAACAATGACAGGGCACGAGCATGTGATTTGAGGTATGAGGATGTAAGAGATGCAGTTTTGAGATCATACCCGTGGAATTGTGCAACCACTCGTGTTGAGCTTGCAAGGTCAACCACAGATCCTGTCTGGGGATTCACCTACAGTTTTGCACTTCCCTCTGATTGCCTGAGAGTTCTTGATGTCTATGATTACACAGTTCCATTCTCAATTGAAGGAAGGTTTCTTCTTACAGATAACACAACTGCAAAGTTGAAGTATGTTGCAAGAATCACTGATCCAAACGATTATGACATTCTTCTTCAACAGGCAATTGGAATCCGTCTCGCATCTGAGATTGCAGAGGCACTCACAGGAAGGACAGAACTCAAAGCAGAGATGTACCAGAAATATCTCCTGATTCTCACAGAGGCAAGAGGTGTGGATTCCCAAGAGAAGGGGATGCCTTCAGTAATTGAAGCAAACGATTTCATCAATGCACGTTTTGACACCTCCTACCTCTTGAACACCAGCACCACCATCTGATGGCACGGGTTCAGGCACTTCAGGGGAGTTTTGTAACAGGAGAGATTTCTCCAAAGTTACAGGGGAATGTCCTCTTGGAATCATACAAGAGTTCACTAGGAACCTGCCTGAATTATGTTGTTGTTCCACAGGGTGCAGTGATGAGGAGACCAGGCACTAGGTATGTGACTCCAACCAAGAATGATGGAGAAGTACGTCTGATCCCCTTCAATTTTGGACAAGGACAATCCTATGTGATTGAGGCAGGCGCAGCATACTTCAGGTTCTTCACTGCAGATGGAGTGTTGATGGAAGAAGCATCAAGTTCCACTCCACTGGAAGTGACAACAGACTCTGATGGAGATGCAGTTCCATATGGAGTTGCAGATCTTGATGGGCTTTCTGTCACCCAGAGTGCAGATACCCTCTTCATTGTCCATCCGAGTTATCAACCCTTCACTCTCAAGCGCACAGGCACCTACACTTGGGTGTTTGCAAAGCTGGATCTCAAGCATGGTCCCTTTGATCCTGTCAATGTCTCAGACACAGTTCTTCATGTTGATATGACCACAGTGTCATTTGACAAGGAGAGGATGACAGATATCATCCAGACTTCTGATTACATTGATGTTACAAATGAGAGATTCAGTGTTACAAAACATCCCTTTGTCAATGGACAGAAGATCTACTTTGTATCCTCAAGTTCCTTGCCCGGAGGAATCCTTGTAGGGCCAGAAAAGCAATACTACATCATCAACTCCACTGAAAACACATTCCAAGTGTCTGAATTGTATGGAGGAACTCCAGTAAATGTTGGTCCATCTGTAGGATCAGGAACCCTCACAATCTGGAAGGAGTTTATTCCAAAGGATACAACAATCACCCTGACAAGTTACAACCTTCTTAGTAATTGCAACTTCACTGCGTCTGATAACAAGTTCAACAAAACCGCGCATGGATTTGCAAATGGGACAAAGATGCGCTTTGTCAGATCTGTTCCTGTAAGTGAATTTACAATAGAGACTATCTACTATGTGGTTGGAACAGATACCAACGATTTCCAACTGGAAGCATCAGTTGGTGGAGGTGCAATCACAGGAGCAACCAACTTCCAGGCAACAACTCTTCATGCAAATGGAATTCTTGGAATCAACTCTGACACAGGATTTCAAACCACTGATGTCAACAGGTACATTCGATTAAACAATGAGATCTATCCTCACATTCGTTGGGGATACGCACAAATTGCAACAAGATCCTCCACCTCTGTTGTCACTGCAACAGTTAAGGAATCCCTTGCAAATGAATTCACAACAAAGGAGTGGGCACTTGGTGCATTCAGTGGAACAACAGGGTATCCCAGGACTGTTCAGATCTACCAACAGAGACTTGTTTTTGCAGGAACCACCAGTGAACCCCAGAATATCTACTTCTCAAAAACAGGAGATTTCAACAACTTTGCAACCACAGAGGCATTTGGAAAGGATAGTGGAAGTGTGGATTCCACAGGAGCAAAGATCGTTGTAGAGCAGATATTTGATGACAATGCAATCACCCTTCAGATTAGTTCAGATACAGTTGATCTCATTGAGTGGTTAAATGAGGATGCACGTCTCTCTCTTGGAACCTCTGGAGGAATCTTTCAAGTGTATGGATCAGATACAGACAGCACCCTCACTCCATTCAACTTTACAATCAAGAAAATCACAGATTGGCCCTCCGAGGACACTGCACTTCCTCAGAAGATTGGAAATAACCTGTTGTATGTCCAACAGAATGGACGAAAGGTCCGGGAATTGATCTTTGATAATGAACAAGAGAGATACAGTGCAGATGACATCTCCATCCGCTCAGAGAACCTCACCCAAGAGGGAATTGTGGAGATGACATACCAAGATCAACCACATGCAATTTTGTGGTGCAGGAAGGCAGATGGGAAACTTGCTGCCTGCACCTATGTGAGATACCAGCAAGTGATTGGGTGGCATCGTCATGAGATTGCAGGAACCCACACAGAGGCAACCCTGAACTATGGAACACATGCAAAAGTTGAGAGGATGGTTTCAATTCCAAGGACCAACTATGACCAGATATGGTTTGTTGTAAAAAGGAGCATTGATCTTGGAGTTGTAACTGCAGATGCATCAACAGATAAACTTGCACTCAGTAGTCATGGAATGGTGAACACAACACGAGTTCGATTTTCCACAACTGCATCCGATCTTCCTGATCCCCTCAGTGTGGACACAGACTATTATGTAGTTAGCACTGCAACAAACGATTTCAAGGTTTCAACTACATCAGGAGGAAGTGCAGTCAACATCACAGACACAGGAACAGGAACCCACACTGTAAGGATGATGGACCGTAGGTATGTGGAGTACCTTGATAAATTCTATGATTCCTCTGAGACTGATGCAAATGCAGCACATTTTCTTGATTGTGGAGCAATTTACTCTGGAGGATCAACAACCTCGATTACAGGATTAGGATACTTAGAAGGAGAGACAGTTTCACTTCTTGGAGATGCAGCCGCACAACCAGATAAAACTGTGTCCTCTGGAGCAATAACTGCACAACTTGCAGTGACACGAGCGCATGTTGGACTCTCATACAACAGTGATCTCCAAACTCTTCCACTTGCACTTGGCACTGCAGATAACACATCCGTTGGAAACCAGAAGAGAATCCACAGGATTGTTGTAAGATTTCATGAATCCATGTCTCTCAGTTATGGAATGTCTAGTGATAACCTGACTGTTGCAACATTCAGAAGAGGAGGAGATCCAATTTCATCTGCACTTCCACTTTTTAGTGGAGACAAGGAACTCGTGTTTCCATCAAACTATGATACATTAGGACAAGCATATTTGAGGTGTTCACAACCATTTCCAAGTACCATCACCTTGCTTGCACTTGATTATGAAACCAACGACTAGGAGATTAAAATGGCATGGTGGATAGTCCCTGTAATACAGGCAACAGGTCTTTTGTTATCATGGCAAGCACAACAGCAGCAATCCCGGCAACAGCAGTCTCAGTTTAATGCACAGGCAGCAGAGTATAGAAGGTATGCAAATGAACAATACAAGATCAACCAGAAGAAGATGGGGTTTATTCGTCTACAATCCTTGAGAAAGGAAGATGAACTAAGAGTGTTAGGACAATTGAGAGGACATGAAATCAAAATACAGGGAAGACGTGCAACCTCAGCAATTAGTGCAGAAACAGGATCATCTGGTGCAGTTGTTGGATATGGAACTCCAGGGCAGATTGAGTTTGAACAGGTTTTGACTGCAAACCGTGCATCCGCAAACATGGTAAACACTGCAAACTTGAAAGCACATAATCTTCAAGTGAGTACCAGCAGACAATTGGAGATCATGCAGGATTCTGCAGAGCTTGCAAGAACATCAATGGTTGCAAAGGCAGAATGGGCAACTGCTGCTGCTGCCGCAAAAGAGGCATCACGACTGATTGAAGGCGCAGGAACCCTCTTGACAGGCACAGGAACAATGGCTCAAACCCAGTATATGATGCCTGTGGATCAACGAATTCCTTGGTTTAGACCCTGATGGCACGTCTAAGATTCCAGAAGTTTGAGAAGGAACTGAGTCCTGTCGGGCAGGAGTTTGGAATCCCGTCTTATCCTGCAGCACCTCCTCCACAGCAAATGGTAGGAGATGAGGTTCTCAGTGAAAGCCGCGCCTATGAACGTCTAGGAGAATCAATTCTGGATTTTGGAACAACTCTTGGAAAAGTGATCACAAATGAACAGGGACGAATCCGCAAAGAGGTGTGGGAACAGGGGATGCCTGTTGCACTTGCAGAGTTGGATCGAGAACTGGAGCAAAGGATTATTGATGATTATCAGCAAGGTTTAAGTCCTGCGGAATCCAAATCTCAGTGGCAGCCGTATGTGGAAACCCTCATAGATAATATTAAGAGTACCAAATCTTGGAAGAGCATCACGCATGAGGGAGACAGGAATAAGCTGGAGACCATACTTCGTGACAGGGCACACAGTATGGAGATCAAGGCACTCCAGCAATCGTATGCCCTTCAGAATGAACTCCAATCCTCAATGGTTCAAAATCAGATCACTGAGGCACTGAATGACCAGTTACTGGAGATTCAAGATCCTTCCTTCAACAAAAATTCTAAAGGAGAGGGCTTGGGGCATACCATCCGTCAAGATATCTTTCTCAAAAGTAATGTTATTGGCCGTGCAAATGCTGAGATTGAACAAATACTGGAAGTTAACAAGATTAGTGGGAGGCAGGCGCAAAGACTAAAACTCTGGGCTGCATCTGCAGTCAACAATTTTCAATACAAGGCACTTTCACACCACGTTAAGATCAAGACTGGAATTGCTGCAGCAAACTGGCAAGAAAAGTACAATAACTTGGTGAAGACTGCTGCACTGGGAGGGTCCAGTGTCAGAAGACGTTTGGTTGATGGTAAAGTCTCTGAAGATTCACGATTAGACCTGGTGGAGGAGCATCTTCAAGGGGGTCTTGCTGCAGGGTTGATTGGTCCAAAGGATGCCCTACGTCTCAGGAAAAATGCAAAAGTA